CAACACGCCAACAGACGATGGACTTCATCAAGAACAATCCAGAAGTCAGGGTGATTGGTCTGACCGCTACGCCATTCACAAAGGGTCTTGGGTCGGTGTATGAGCATGTTGTCTCCACGGTCACGACCAAGGAACTGGTCAATCAGGGAGTATTGGTTCCACTGAAGGTCTTTGTGGCGAAAGAGATCGACATGACGGGGGCTAAGAAGGTAGCCGGAGAGTGGTCACAAGGCGAAGCCGAAAAGCGTGGGATGGTCATCACTGGAGATATTGTTGCTGAATGGATTAAGAAGACTCATGAAATATTTGGTAAGCCAGAGAAGACTATTGTCTTTTGTGCTGGTGTAGCGCATGGAGCAGACCTTGCTCGGAAGTTCGCAGAGCAGGGATACAACTTCGTAGCCGTTTCTTATCTGGACGATGACAAGTTCAAACAAGAAGTAATTACGGAGTTCAGCAAACCAGATACAGAAATACATGGACTGATCGCAACGGACATCCTAACCAAAGGGTTTGATGTACCGGATGTGAAGATCGGCGTGAGTGCCAGACCATTCAGTAAATCATTATCGTCACACATCCAACAGATGGGCCGTGTGATGCGTGGAGCCACGGGTAAGGACTTTGCCCTATGGCTTGATCATTCGGGCAACTACGTTCGTTTTAGGGACGAATGGGAGGATGTATTTGAGGCCGGTGTTCAGGAGTTGGACGACGGCAAGGAGAAGGCCAAGAAAGAACCAAGCCAGAAGGAAAAAGAAGCCAGTAAATGCCCTGTCTGTTCGGCGTTATGGCCGAAAGGGTCGGATACTTGTGCAAACTGTGGTCATGTAAGGGAGAGGAAGAACAAGGTAGCTTCGGTGGCAGGAGAGCTGACCGAGTTGGGTGCGATGTCAAGGGAGAACAAGCAGGACTTCTGGAGTCAACTTCGATGGAAGGTGATGTATGACGGTTGGCGCGATGGCAGAGCAGCACACACCTTTAAGGACAAATTTGGAGTATGGCCTCGAGGCCTGGACGATAAGACCGTGAAGCCACCGACTTCTGAGACAGAGCGATTCATCAAACAACGGCTAAGACATTTCTTATACAAGAGCAGGAAGATCTAATGGACTTCATATCGTTTTGCAGGGGACACGGCATCATTATCGACCAGACACCACCGATAGGGGTGTGGAAAAGGTATCGGACTGAGGATCACCCAAATAAGAAGAACGGCGCAGTGAAATGGATGGGGACGTACGGATTCGTACAGAACCATGCGTTGGATACTGCCGTATCTGTGTGGCAATCAGATAAACCGGACGATTTGAAATTTAAGAAGTTCATTCAGGCTGCGGCCGATAAGACACAAGAGACGCAGGAACGTGCGGCAAAGAAGGCCGGATGGATTCTTAATCAGTGTGAACTATTCACCCACGAGTACTTTCTACGGAAAGGTTTTCCGGATGAACGTGGGAATGTCTGGTTCAAAGATAATGAAAAGATCCTAGTGATCCCGATGCGGATTGGTAGTCGGTTGGTCGGATGTCAGATGATTAGCGAGGCCGGAGAGAAGAAGTTTTTATTCGGCCAAAAGACCAGTGGGGCAGAGTTTGTGTTTGATAACAAAGGCCCGAATTTTTGGTGCGAGGGATACGCCACGGCGTTAAGCCTTCGGATGATCTTAAAGTCGATGAAGCGCAGGTATACGATTCATGTCTGTTTCTCGGCGCATAACATGCAGAAACTTGCCAAAGACGGGTATGTGATTGCGGATAACGACGCAAGCGAGACGGGGGAGACGGTAGCGAAGCGAATTGGATTGCCTTATTTCATGCCTCCGGACGTTGGAGATGACTTCAACGATTACCATAGGAAAGTCGGGATACTAAAAGCCGGACTCTCACTTACAAAATCACTGCGTCTGTAAAGCGTAGTAGACCCCTTCGACTTTCATGTGGGAGGGGTTTTCCCGTTCGGTATGTTTCAGGAACATGAGCATTTCCATACCGAGGGAATAGCTCGCCTCGCCTGGGCCATAGTGGTCGGCACTGACCCGCACAAATCCGGATTCATCTTCCATCAAATAGATGGCGAACATTGTTTTCATCATTGCCCCAATAAAAAAGCCCCGAAGGGGCATAAGTTACTTGGAAAACCATCTTCGCACCAGTACAAGCAGGGATAGAAGCATGGCGATTAGATCAAGTGCGAGGTTAGTTAAAACCCTCATGCTAGATCGGTTCCAATGTGGCTTGCTGTATCTGTTCTGGCGTTGGATCATTCAACGCGTGCCATTCAAGCCAACCGTATTTAGGATTGCGGACGCATAAGTCATAAAGCCATACGTTCGCATGTGGGGATTTGAATTTAATAATTTCGCCTTCAAAACTCGGTTTGCAAGGCGCATTGGTTCCGTTTGTCATGTTGATCCTCAGATAAAGTAAAAGCAGGTTGCGCCAAGGGCAACGCCGAATAAAACCATCACAACAAGGTCTAAGACCAGATCAGTTAGACGTTTCAAGTAAAGCCTCCGGAACAGTAATTTCTTCACCAAGTTTTGAGGCCACGTAGCAGCGCATGGCTGCGATCAATGGCGTGGGGCCGTATGCCTGAGCTTCTCCCGATTCACGGTCAGGGGCGGGTGTCCACGCACTCCATTTTGGATTCTTCGCGTAGTTGTCTAAATTAATCCCCTCCCGTTCAATGATCGGGCCACCTTCTGCCCAATTGCTAGAGTATTCTGGGCAATTATCATCAAACCCATCACAAACGGGTTGGTACTCACACTTCGCCACTGCCCAATCAAGGGCGAAGCCCGATAGTTCAGATACTTTCATCATTCACTCCTTACATTGATATTTCATTGTCTAGCGTATAAACAATAAGCCTGGTGATGCTCTCAAGAGTGTCTTGAGTCATGACAGTTGCTCCAGAAATTCAGCATCGGACTTTTGACCTTCGAGGATTTGTTCGTTGACCCAATGGTCGTATAGGTCGACCAATGGCTCGAGGTTTAACCCTTCAAAGTCGGTGTACTCCCAAAGTAGGATGAAGGCGTATAGCCAATCCTTTTGATCCTGAGTGAGTCGGGAACCGTACTCAAAAAGCATTTCATCGGCAGTTCGGTTAGGCATCATGGTGTTTTTCCTCGGTTAATTGTGCGACGGTTAGCCAATAGCGAAACCCTAGGCTATTGGATGAAAACTTGCTCGCCATGTACATGCAAAAAGCATAGGCGTGTTCGTTATACATGGCGATTACTTGCTCGGCGGTACGGTTCGGGTTCAATGTTCGATGAAGGCTATAGCCTTGGTGGTGGTCCAACATAACCCGCATGTCAGGCATGATTGTGTTTTCCCAATTTGCTCAGGGCATGTTATGCCTTCGCCGTGGACGTTCGCCGACATGGTGCCGCCTTTATCGGACCATCGGATCCATGCGCGGTCATTCTGCAAATGACGGGCAATTGCATCGGCTATCGGTCCATCGGTCCGATGCGTGTACCCGAATAGATGGAGTGCCGGGTAAGCCCGAAGGGCATTAGCCCAAAAGTTAACGTATTCAGGACTAAAAAAGTCTCCAAGTACATGTAACCGGATTACAAACCCGTCCGGATGTACCCTTGAAAGATGCTCGATTTCGTCATGGAGACGCATTTCGAGCAATTCGGGTTCGGATGAACTAATCCGATGCGCGAATCCCATATTGTTTCCGAAACACCTAGCCCACTGTTGACATGTCCGGGAACATGTCGCGCGTTCTTCAAGGGTTAGCGTATACATGGCCATGCCGGACCACTTGCCCTTTGTGATTACGTTCGAACCCGCTCCAAGTTTTGCGTTACCGCTAGCGGGTTTTAATAGTCGCGAAGCATAGTCGCTCAAGGGTTTAACCGTCTTCGGGTGAATCGTTATTGCCCGTTCTAGTGCCGGGTGATTGTCGCGTAGTCTCATGTCATGCTCCAAAAAAAGGGTTTAGCCCAGCTCCAAATCTATAACGATGTTTACTCGTCTTCGACGTTGATAATGTCAATTTGATAGTCGGCATTGCGAAGATCATCGTCGATTTCGGTTTCGCCGTTAAGGATCAGATCTTCGAGTTCCTGTGCCACGGCGAACAATTGCTTTAACACGGGCCTGTTTTTTGTCAGTAGGCCCAAGGTATTTGGTATGGATTGCTAGACTCATGATTGCTCCTTTGGTGTACGAAATCCCATCATAGTACACCTAAGTTTACCGTGTCAACCGATTATGTTGCGGTTATGTTGTTTTCCGCATTTGTTCCCATTAGAATCGCGCGATCCGAACCAAGCCCGAAGGGCAATAGCCTATGAAGCTTTCACGTAAACAAGCAAAAGAATCATTAGAGACAATCCCGAATGAAATCCTCTTTGGTAAATCCGTTTCCAAAGAGTTAACCCATAAACAACGTACTTTTGCCCGACGAGTAGCAGAAGGAGCGACTAAGGCCCAAGCATATAGAGACGCCTATAAAGCAAACGCAACGAAACGAACGTTATCGGCGCAACCATACGCACTAATGCGCGACGAGCGAATAACCCGTGAGATTCAGGCTTACGAACTGGCAATTGAGAGTGCGAAATATCGAACCCCTATCGCCCTTCGGGAACTAGTCATTCAATCCCTGGTCCAGACATTGATCGACCCCGAAGCGAAACACGCCCAACGAGTAGCGGCAGCGAAGGTACTCGGCACGGTCGCTGAGGTATCAGCCTTCGTTGATCGGAAAGAGGTTGTGCATGTTTCAACGAGCGAATCCGCCAGGACACAAATCCTAGGCGTGTTGTCAGACATGCTCAAAGCGAACGCGATTGATGTAGACCCCACGTCACTGATACAGGAATTAGAAGGAACCCACCCCTCCCCCGCCCCCCAAGATGCCACATCGGAGTCCCGCTCGCATGTACATACTATTCCCCACGAATCGATTGATGTTCAACCCATTCCCCACGAATCAACCCATTCCCAATCAGATACCCCCACCCCCTTTCAAAATTCGGACCAAGAGAGTGATAAATAAAATAGCGAAAATTTAAAAGTAAGATTAGGTACCATCTTGTATGGGGATATATACCAACTTACAGCTAAGTATACCTAAACTCCATAAACGTTTATGGAGTTTGCGGTATAGGTTATAGAATATGTGAAATGGTCAGTGTACCAAAGTTTACCAAAAATTCGACATTTGAGGAGTGTATTGGAGTTATGTCGCCGGTACAGAGGGATATGTTTATATTGATTGATGAGTATTGGAAGAAGTTTGAATACAGTCCCACGTTGAGGGAGTTGGCGTATTTAAGGGGGAAGATGGGGATAGGGAATACGAAACGGATTGTGGATCAGTTAGTGAGGATTGGTGCGGTGAAGAAGGTAGGTAAGAGGGGACGTACGATTAGGCCGGTATATATTAATTTTAGGAATTTAAGTTGATTGATCAGAATGAGGGTTAATTTAAGTGAGAATGAGTTAAGGGTAGCGCGTATGGTTGCGGTAGAGAGGCAACTGTATTCACGTAAGAGGTACGAAGATAAGAAGAAGATGGAAGATGGGTTTCAGGCGGATGTGGACGGCATGGTAGCTGAGATGTGTTTTGGTAAGTTGTTTAACTATTATTTAGACTTTAGTGTGGGGAAGAAGAAGGAAGACTTTGTATCTCGGAAGGGTGAGACGATTGATGTAAAGAGTACAAGGTATAGGACGGGGAGGTTGTTAGCGACGTTGGATAAGAAGGGTGACCCGTGTGATATTTATGTTTTGATGGTGGTTGATGATCATGGGGCTTGGTACAGGGGGTTTGTAAGGAGAGAGGAGTTGTTCAAAGAGGAGAACATCAAGGATTTTGGTAGGGGTACGGGGTACGTGTATGAAATTAAATGACTTGATACAGAAACTACCTGTGGCGGAACAGGAGAAGTTATTAAGTCAAGTGATGGCTTATAAGAGTGCTTTAGAGAGGGAGCAGTGTCAGAAGAGTTTCTTAACGTATGTAAAGAAGATGTGGCCTGGGTTTATAGGTGGAAGGCACCACGCTTTGATGGGCAAGAAGTTTGAAGAGATCGCAGAAGGAAAGGTGAAGCGGTTAATTATTAACATGGCACCAAGACATACAAAGTCTGAGTTTGCCAGTTACTTATTACCGAGTTGGTACTTAGGGAAGTACCCAAATAGGAAGGTGATACAGAGTTCTAACACGGCGGACTTAGCGGTTAATTTCGGAAGAAAGGTTAGGAATCTAGTTGTCAGTGAGCAGTATGCAGAGGTATTTCCTAACGTGTCCTTAAGACAAGACAGTAAAGCCGCAGGTCGGTGGGCGACGAATCACGACGGCGAGTATTTTGCTATTGGGGTGGGAGGTACGGTGACGGGTAAGGGAGCCGACCTATTAATTATTGATGACCCACACTCAGAACAAGAAGCCACACTAGGTGACCCGTCTGTCTTTG